GTCGGGAGCCGCTGCGGCCGCAGCAGTAGAAGCTGCTGGAGGTAAGCGGTATAAGGATGTATCAAAGCTTTTGCGAAACAATGAGACAGGATTCGTAGATAAGATTTACAGGGGGCGGAACGGTGAAGGCTATTCCTTTGTGAAGATTCGCGTTCGCAGTGAACGTGTTCCGACAATTGGTGATAAGTTCTCTTCCCGTCACGGACAGAAGGGCACTGTGGGTCTGATTCTGAACCCGTGGGACATGCCCCGCACCAAGAATGGTCTTGTTCCTGATATTATCATCAACCCGCATTGTATTCCTTCTCGTATGACAATTGCTCAGCTCATGGAGATGTTGCTCGGAAAGGTGTGTTCGCAGAATGGCATCTTGGGTGATGGAACACCCTTCAATGAGTTGTCGCCGGAAATGATTGCGGAGAAGTTGCTAGATTCCGGCATGGAACCTTATGGTAATGAACTGCTGTATAGTGGCTACACGGGTAAGCAGATGTCCTGTAATATCTTCATGGCACCGTGTTTCTATCAGAGGTTGAAGCATATGGTTGACGACAAGATTCACAGTCGGGCTTCGGGGCCTTTGGTAATGCTGACTCGTCAGCCCGCAGAAGGTCGTGCTCGTGATGGTGGCTTGCGTTTTGGCGAAATGGAACGCGATGTAATGATTGCGCACGGTGCTTCTGAATTCCTCAAGGAGCGTATGCTGGAAGTCTCTGATAACTTTGAGGCATTCCTCTGCAGGAAGTGTGGCCTTCTCGGTACAGTCAACCAAGAGCAGAATATCTATATCTGCCATGCCTGCCAAGAGCCCACTGGTTTCGCCCGTCTTCGTCTCCCCTACGCCTATAAGTTGTTCTTGCAGGAGTTGGAGTCTATGAATATCAGTAGTCGCTTGATTCCGGATCGTCTTCTCAACTCATTCCCCGAGGGTGAAGAGCGGACAGAGAAGTAATTAAATTGATCTAAAATATTTTAAATATTTAGAAGAATGTCATCTCTTATAAAACAGTATGCTCAAAGGGATAGCCGTTTAGAAAATATAACCCTGACTGGTTTTATAACAGATAACGGTGGAAAAACTGGTTTAGTTTCAGTACAAAAACCAGCATATGCGGCTATTGACTTAACAAAATCAAAAAATTTTTGTATTGATACCAGAGCATTAACTCTCCGAAATGATAGTGGTTTATATTTATTAGTGCGTATTTACCTAAGTTCTACCAAACCACCATCCTATTTTCAGAATTTTGAGTTTGATATATTTATTATTCCACGAACAACAGAACAGTGGATCTATATAGAAGTATTTTCTAATCAAGCAGATGCGGAAAATGCTTTAGTGATTGGAGCCCCTAATAGAAGATTATATGGTATTTCTAGTGAAAATGCTACAGGTGATTACGCAACCAACACAGGGATTATTACCTTTAAAGTATTGAATAATTCTTTAGTCTTGAAAACTATTTCACCTTATTTTAGTTCTTAATAATATTTTGGAAAGGTTTTACGCAGTAGATAATACACTAAGCCGAAAACTGCGGCATGGAATACAACCTGAATAACACGGGGCTGACCCGGCGGTAACGCCAGCAGAAGACCGGGCGACAAGAGAACAAAAAGCAGTACGGGTATTACAACATTGAGGTCCATAATACTCTGTAGATATATTATATTTTTGCCGGTGATAGAATAGAATGGATACTGTTTCGCTCCCCATGAAACTAGCAGTAGAGTTTGCTGGAACCTTATTTTTCTTGTCAGTTATCATCTCAACGGGCAACTGGGCTGCTATCGGCGCGGCTCTAGCCCTCGTTGCTTTCCTGGGTGGCGGCATCTCGGGAGGACATTACAATCCCGCAGTCACCTTCATGTTTTTTATCAAGGACCAAATTTCTTTGAATGATGCTCTAGCATATGTTGTAGCACAATTACTAGGCGGAGCATCTGCTTTCTTTTTATATGATACACTTATCACAAAGCGTGTTGCATCTCCTTCATAGAACGAGATCAAAGGAGTGAAAAGGACGCCGCAAGAGCAATAAGAAGAGCAAAAGCAGCTAATTTATTGGGTGTGCTAGAATCGTAGCCAATAAATCCCTCTTTTACTCCAGGTTTAAGTTTTCCTTCAAAGGTGTGTGTTTTAGGTCTAGCATTGAAATCTGCCTCTGATAACCAAACGGGATAATCATCCTTATCCAATTTCTGAATCCATTTTGTTTGCCGCGGAGGATATCCGGGATCTAACGGACCTTCTATCCATGTAGAAGGACGCCCCGGTTTCTGTACATCAGGCTTTGTTCGTCCATATAAATCACCCACTTCTTTTGTCATAAGTTGGCAATCAGGAAAACCGCTAGCCATCGCCGCACTGAAAAGAGGAAAAGGATTCAAAGCATCCCGCGCATCTTCCAAGATACCTGGAGCAACACCTGCTGGAGCAGGCAGACCAGCAGATTGTAAGCCCCGCTTAATTTTTTCACCCAAGATATCACCCTTCGTGACAGAATCACGATAAATATTCATTTCCGCTCCATTCGGGCACATAAGGCCAGTTCCAACAAAATTTCGTACTCCAGGTTTAACTACATCGCGGTCATTGAGCAAGGATTTATCACCAAAAGCAATAAAATCAATATAATAATTTACACCTTTCACGTTGGAAACTAGTTGTTCCATTGAATCTCCGTCCCGAACTCCAATATCGCCAGGTACAGGCACAGCATCGGAGAAATCATAAGATACTATTTCTGCTTCTGGCTTCTTACTTGCCATCCCTATTTTATTGCCGCGTTTATTTTATTGAGATTCAGACTAAATTTGAACTTAAAAAGAAGCCCCCATTTTCAACAAATGGAGATTTCCGAGGATATTTGGTTAAGTATTAAAGATTTCCATTTAGTGGACGATTCTCCTGAAAATGTTAAAATAGTTGCAGAAAATTGGTCATGTTCCCAATGCGGGTCGGCCGCTGCTGTGGAAGAAATTAACGAAGAAATGATATGTCGTACATGTGGCACAGTGTTAGAAACTCTTATTTTACAAGGTCCTGAGTATCGTTGGTTTGGCTCGGAAGACCGTAATCCTGACCCAAGCCGATGTTCTTGTCCAATTAATCCGCTTCTGCCCGAATCTTCTCTAGGCACAACTGTCCTTGTCAAAGCCAACCACAGCCGTGAAATGCAGAAAATCAAGCGATACCATCTTTGGAATCAGACTCATCACCGTGAACGTACTCTTTGGAATATCTTTGACAGTCTACAAATTCGGGGTGTGAATGCCGGTGTTTCTCTAGCAGTTGTGGAGGAAGCAAAGCGTCTTTATCATGAAGTCAGTCGTGATGTAGTTGTGCGCGGAACACAGCGCGAAGCACTTCTGGCATCCTGTCTATATGAAGCACTCAAGACATGTCATTCTCCCCGGAGACCCTGTGATATTGCGAAGATTTTCAAAATTGAGACGAACCAGATTACAAAGGGAATCAAGCAGTTCCAGAATCTCTTTGAACGCGCCCAACGTAAGGATGGACATTCATCGGATACAATTCGCGACCAACTTCTGAAGTCATGTACATACAAGGATTTTGTTGAGCCCTTCTTACAGAATCTCCATTTTACACGTGACAAGCATCTAGCAGTAACCGAGATGGTTCATGAGATTTGTGAACGAATTGAGGAATGGGGTTTAGTCCCGGAAAACACACCTCCTTCACTGACAGCAACCGCAATTACAATGGCAATTAAACATCTGGCATACACGAAGACAATAAAAGAAGTAGCAGCAGCGTGTGATATTAGTGCGGTAACAATACAAAAATGTCTAAAGCGTCTCCAACCCTGGCAAGAATCAATTCTAACAGGAAATCTATAACCTTTAAAAATGCCGGTATAGAGTAGGGTAAATGTCTTTTTTTGGCAGATTATTTGGAGCAGCATCAGCAGTTGCTGGCGCACCATCATCATCTGAAGCAGATAAAAAACGGGATGAAATGAGCCAGATTTTTAATGGACTCATCCGAAACACAAATGAAATTGACATTGATAAATTAACAAATCCTAATTTGTGTAATCAGTATGTATTTCAGTTACATCGTGCGTTCCAAGATATGCAGGAGGCTAGAAAATCAAAGGAACTGAAAACACTTGTTATGGATTCAAAAGATAGTTCGGATTCATTTGAAAGTATTGTGTTTCATCCTATAAAACGCAAGAGACCTACAGATGCTGATATCTGTAAAGAAATGTCAGTTTTCTATATTGAACTAATTTTCCTACTTTACACTGTTGTTCTTTCAACGGGAAAGCAATATGTATCACCTGCTGGTGTGCTTGAAGGTCGTCGCACTACATTAGAAAGTGGCGCTCGGCGTACCCGTCGCAGACAACGCGGTGGAGCCCGGCCTTTTGAGGATTTAATAAGTTTTCTTGACAGAGAATATTCCCCTCCTTCTTCCAACTTTTTCCAAAATCCTGAACCTTACCGGCAGTTATATCCAAGAGTTGTAGATGAAAGTATTCCAAATGAGCTAGTAGTTTTTCAACGCCCTTTATCTTCAATAGTATCATTACGCCATCTTGATTTTTGGGTATATCTACAAGGAAGACGTACAGTGGAAAATAAATCACCTATACAGTTCTTCTGCGAATTTGATAACGCAGATTCCGCCGCATTTATGATGACAATCTATCGCTGCGCAGTGCCGCTTCGCTATGATAAGTCATTCCCTATCTTAAGAATAAATGCGTCAATTTCACAAAATCGTGATTATTCGGAAAAGAAGTTCACGTTTAATTTACCATCTCAAATAATGTCAGGAATTTACTCTATTTCTGAGCCTGGCCCGTACACATTTGAGCACATTATTCGTATCTTGTTGACAGCCGCAAAAGCAGATATCCGGCAGATTTCCACAAACAAAAATGTGATTTTAGACCAAGGCAGAAGCCCCGATTTGCCTATTCTCCCGCTAGGACGTGCGGGTGTATCTGGAAGCACAGCATCTAGCACAACATCCTCTGAATTTGCCACAACTGCGTCTAAAGTTCGTGCTATTATGGCCGTCAACAAATTTAGTCTGTATGAAATTCGCACGAAAATGCTAAAACCTGATGGGGATCGTGTTGAATCAATGAATACATCTCTAAAAACAGACCACATCGCAACTGTGGCGGGTATTCTTGCTCGTGGCGTGTCCTATTTTAATAATAATCCCGTTGTAATCACACGACTTGTACCCTTGTTGGATGAATGGAATAAATTACGCCAAAATAATGAAAGGATTTTCAGCACATTATCTGGACGGTCACCTCGGTTATCTACACAGCGTATTGATCAATTGACTGTTCTTCGTAATAAAATAAGTACTGTTCATAATACATATACTATTTCAGTAGGAAAAATAATTACGAGCAAGGTAGTCAAGTTTGAAGAAGGCAACTATAAGATTAATCCCGATTTTACAATTGTTACCGAGACACGCTTATCAACTCTTAAGAAAATAGACCGTGTTGTGGAAGAAATAGCAGAACTCATGTTAAAGTATTATATTGATATTGAAAGAATATTTGCTGAAGCATTAAATACAACACTATCATACACAGGGGCTGTCATTTAATCTTAAATAAATCAAAAATCAAAAGTGCATATATGGCATATTTTGTAGCTTCTTCAGTGGACGACCCCAACATTCTAGCAGTAGAAATCCTTCTGCTTCAGTCCATCCTTTCTTCTCTTCCGCGCTTTCCAAATCAAAATCAATGTACAAAGATGAAACCCAGATTTGTATGTTGCTTGGACAGACCTCTGCTAGAGCAGAAAGAGACCCTCCATTTTTTTCTATCCAACAGACTTCCCATTGTTCCTTTCCACCCGGAAATGTTCGTCGCCATGTGTTAAATAAAATCACTTTAGTTCCTTTCATATTTAAATGTAATATTCGCTCTTCCTTCTTTGTGGGAGATGCTTGACCAGTTGTCCAAATATATTTTTCTTTACGAAGCGGCGGAACAAGATCATGGAGAAGATTACCTGCTGGAGTCTCCCGATATCCGAGAATTGTGAATGCCTCATTATCCCTTAACCATCCCATATTGGATCCCTGTAGAATAAGATTTTCAAGCATCATTGCTGTTAGTCCTTTCCCACGAACATCACGATGAACACAGATACAATCCACTGACATTATTGTCCACGGATCTTCGCCAAGACGCCGAAACATTAGTGTTGCCATCAACATATCATTATGAGAATATCCCCAGATTCGCACATTATTATCGGATAACCAATCGCTAACAATATCTGCTGGAGGCACAAACATCCAGTCTGAATCACAATAATGATTTCCCCAGAAAAGTCGCAGGAGTTCAATGTGATTCAAATTCATTCGGCGAATATATCCATCTTTGGGTATTTGTGGTTCCTTTGCTAGGTCCTTGCTGAAAACAGCGGCTGGATTACAAGATAATTGATATGTACGTGGCCAGACAGACGTCATTCTCTAGCAGTAAATTTGAAACGTACGCTGGCGGGATAACGCAGTAGCCTTGACAAAAAATAATAATGAATTCACAGAATCCCTCTGTCACAAAAACAATGTGTGCAATGACCGGCTGTAAGCGCAAGTTGCGTCTAGCGGAGACTACAACTTTATGTAAGTGTACTAAGGCATTCTGTGTAACACATCGTCACGCAGAATGTCATAATTGTGAATTTAATTATCAGGCAAAGAGTCAGCGGGATCTTAGCAATGCGCTAGTGAAGGTAGGAGCAGATAAGGTTGAAATGATTTAGTCATGCTCTATCCAATGTTTTATATCAGGATGCTTCTTTTTAAGATATGTTAGCCAAGATTGTGCGGATTCCCATGAAAGAGTCGTTTCACCATTACCTCTAAATCCATTTTCTAACCAGCAGATACGATATAGAATAGTAGCAAACATTCTAAAAACTGTCACAAATAAAAGAGTAATCAATTTTTATTTTTAATTACTTCACAAAAAAGAGCAGGTATTGATATTCGTAGCCAATGGTTCGTAAGTCTGTATAATCCCTGTATCTAAAACCAACTTCTTCGGCGTCTTTTACGATTTTTTCCATTTCCGGCATGAAGAGATGGTGCTCTTGTTTTCTATGAGTTCCGTCTTTGAATTTGAATTCTTCCATGAATTTTGCTTTTTCATTTTCTAAATCAAATTTGGCATCATATGTAAATGTGTCAAAAACAACACTTGATTCCATAACTCGTTTACTTACATATTTTTGTATTGAGAATGCCGGAAAGGGACTAGCAGAATCTAAAATGGGGTCAAACTTGCTGCGATTTACAATATGGATAGCAAGAACAGACCCGCTTTTCATCCATGTGTAACAGTTTTTCAGAACATCAATTCGGTCGGGGAAATAATATAGAGTAAAATAGAAAAAACAGACAACATTAAATTCATCCGGCTGAAACAAGGAAGATGTTATAGCATCTCCAATTTTCCAATCCACGTTTTTATCAGGGAATTTAGCACGAGCACGATTAATCATTGCTTGACTCTTATCAAGACCAGTTATTTGACCCGCACCTAATTTTAGAAATTCGCTTATATGGTCGCCTGTTCCACAACCAATATCTAGGATTTTCCACGTGGCCTTATCAGGAATAAGACGCTTACAATATTTATCTACAATTTCAACTTCAAAAGGAATTCGTTCTTTTTGTCCTTGAACCAGTTGGTCATAGATTCCAGCATAGAATCCATCATATAATTTATCAGTTCCAATAATATATTCTTCGGTATCATCCTTTTTGTTTGAAAATGCTTCTATAGAATAGTTTCCAACACCATATTTTCGGATTCCATAAATCACAAGACAAAAAAAGAAAAAAAATAAGAGTGGTCCTACTAATAAGTTAAATGACATCCTCCCTGTTAAAGGCCCCGGTCTTTTCTCTAATAAATAATCGCCGTGGAACTCAGCGATATGGCTGAGACAATAACAGGATTTTCCAGCACAGAAGTTATAAGAACACTTATTGGTTCTATTATACAGGGCGACCGCGCAGGTTCTCAACGATGGACAGCTGAACTACTCTGCTCGGAGAAAGGATATCCGAAACTTCTCAGCATCTATGTTTTCATTGGATTCCGATATTTTCTTCCTGCTAGTTATTCGTGGGTTCCACATATTCGGCAAAAGATTCGTTTGCTAGAAGACCGGTGGCGTTCATCAGGGGCCAGTACACGCACATTTCGTAATTCAACAGAAGTACGTTCTATAGTGGCAGAGTGGACAGAAATTTGGTGTCAACAACAGCAAAAACCGTCGCCAAAACTTCCCACAAAGAAAGAAGTTTTCGTAGCTGCTGCACAACTTAAAACAAATTTAAAAACAAATCCTACATCCACACTTCATCCTTCAGTACAAGCAACATGGAAGGCTCATTATGATTCAGATGATTTACGGATTCTAGCAAATGAACTTATCTGGGCAATACAATACCACCAAATGACACGGGCTCTTCTGTATTTTACCTGGTTATGGGAACTAGATGATGAGCGGGGCAAGGGAGGTACTATAAAACTTTTACGAAGAGGCCCCGAACATATATCTGAATCAAACAGAGAACACATTGCTTGGTTTATATATAGTATCTTTCAACATTATGCGGGCTATCTTGGTACAAAAAAAACTGCCGTTATTGAAACTTTGGAATTATGGAAAGAAACATGGCTACTGCTAGGAAAAACACAGCGACGCCAGTGTCTAGGAGCAATTTGTGCATGGTTAACTGAAGGAACTTTCCCTGATTCTTTATTGATTAAAAATCCAAATCAAATACGACAAATAGTCGGAGACACTGAAGCAATCTATGGAATTATCAAAAATGAAATGGACGGTCATATTGAGCAGAAAGAGCAGAAAGAGCAGAAAGAGAAAGCTAGTAAAGAAACAGACCGATTTTCAATGACTAAAGAACAAAAAGAAAAGGAATCTCTTACAAAGATGGATATTGTGAATAAAAAATTAGCGGCTGTAATGGGAATTGATTTTACGGATTTTGAGGACTAAAAATTATGTCTTAATGGATAGGATAGATAAGATGGAAAATCTAGGTAATGCCATTAAAGAAAGTATTCAAATAAATATGCCTATACATTTGGATAGAATACTTGGGCCGGTAGTATACTTGGTACTATCTGTACTTATTACGATAATTGTTCTTATAGTTATTTGGGCACAAAGTTATAATTATTACACTCCCGAAAATTTAATAATACATACAAATTCATTTCTTAAAAAATGGGAAGCGATCTATGGTGCTGCTGCGAATGGCCGAAAATCATTAAATGAATATGTAACAACATTAACAAATGAAAAGAAGATTCAGCCCAATCAGAAATGCCTAGGAAATTTCTATATTATGACAGCAAACGCAGCCGCAACAGGTGTTTCCCCCGATGGTGTATTACTTTCCGGATTACCTATCTGTAATATTGAAGCGTTATCCTTCCTACTTCGTGCTGGATGCCGTGGATTTATTTTTGATGTTCATGAGCCTCTTTCTGAAAGAGGAAAACCTTTCATATCAATCCTAGATGCGAATCCTAATAAGAAATGGCGAACTATCAGCATGAATCGTCTTCCATTCCGCGATCCAATTAATCGTCTCCGAGCAGAAGCATTCGGAGAAGGTTCGCTGGGACAGACACAGATAGTACAAATCAAAAATACTACAGATCCTATTTTTATCTATCTTCGTTTTAATCGTCTACATAAACCTGAATTCTATAATGCTGTGGCTGCTGATTTAGAGAATGCTTTCAAAGATTACCGTCTTGATTATACCTGGGCTGCTGGTCGCCGGGAAACTGATTTCTATACAACAGACATCCAAGAATTTATGGGCAAAGTTGTCATTATCTCTAATCAGAAAGCAGCCGGAACTCATTTGGAGGATTTTATTAATATAACACCTGCTAGTAGCGTAAAGGCTAATTATACCGCAGCAGATGTCCAGAATATAACGGCAGATGAGATTATGAAAGTAAAACCGATTATCCAACAGCATTTATGTGCGGCCTTTGATGTTCCGGGAACATCCGAAGCTATTAAAAATACACTTGATTGGAAACGGGCGCAAGAACTTGGTATTCAGATGGTTGGCCTTAACTTCTTCTCAGATGCTGGTAATTTGAACGGATATCGGGAAACATTTGGACTTTATAGTTTTAAACTCAAACCGGAGGCACTACGATATTCAGTGAAACTCAGTAACGCACCAAGAAGGGCCGGACAGGAATCAAATATGAATGGTGGTAATATTACAGTGCCTGAATTACAACTCAGACCTTAAACGTTTACTAGTAGATGCTCCCAAGTGATTTGTTCCTTCTCGGAAAGTCGCTTGAGGATATGAGTGATAATTGTTTCCGGCTTTCCGCCCGGTGGAACCAAAATCTTCTTTGAAAGTGTAACAGTAATTGCAACTTCAATAGAAGCATCCCAGTCATCCTTATAATAACGCTTTACAAACATAGTGTTATCCGTTGTGGTCCATGTATCCTCATTTAGACCAAGAAGCTGGTCGCGATTGTAGGCAGCAATCTTCTTATTTTCGGGAAGAAGCCAGTCTTCATTCTGCTCGGTTGTCATGAACTTTTTGCGAATCATCTGGATATTTAGTTCTCCTTCATTGAAATCGGTCCACTTTGCTGAACCATTCCATGCCTGGTAGACTGACTTCCGAATGGTTGAACGCTTTACAAGCTCATCCATCTGAGTCTTCAAATCATTCAGATCACGGCTTGTAGCAAAATCCCCAAGGGAATTCTGAACAGAAGAAAGAACATCAGTCACTGTCATCGTAGATTTAGCATATTTATCAAGAGAATTCCGGAAGGTAGATAGACTTTCATTTGTTGATGCTTCAATACGGGAAAGATTGGTTGCCGTTGAATATGCAATATCCTGTACATTGGTAATCATCTTACTCTCCAAGTTATCAAGCGTCTTATTGAAATGGTTCTTTGTAGAATTATTCGTATCAATAACAGTTGCGCACAACTCCGTTACTAGATTACGCGTTACCTCCAACTTATTATCAATCTCTTCAATCTTCACATGAAATGTATCAATGTCTGTCCGAATAGCCTGTACCTGCTCTACCTCCTTCTCTACCTCCTCAATATCCATCTCTCCATCAAGAACTTCATCAGATTCAATGGCCGTTGCTGTAAAGTTTGGATCATGTAGATCATCGTTCTCTTGCGTATTCTCCTCTTCAGTCTGCTCCTCGGTCTGCTCCTCGGTCTGCTCCTCGGTCTGCTCCTCGGTCTGCTCAGTTTCTACACCGCCAGTCTCAATTCCAACAAGACCATCGCCAGCCAAGGTTGGATTAACACGCAAATAATTTTCAAAATTCTTTGAGAGTTGCCAAGAAAACCATCCAATCATTCCGATTATCATTCCAATTGCAACAGGTACATTCATTTCCATAATTGCTGGCTCCATTTACTTTGACTACTATTCTTGGGGTAATAGGGTTCAAATTTTTACACCCGTAAAAGAGTAGGGATGGAGGATAATATAAAAAAAATTAAAGAAGCCACAGCAGTTGTAAAAGAATATGCTGAAGAAGCTCTACGAATAACAAAGACTATCATTAGCAAAGATACATTAGCATCCCATATTATTTCTGTGGTTGAAACCTTTCTAGCAGAGAAAAAACGTATTATCTATGGCGGAGCAGCAATCAATGCTCTAATGCCTAAAAACCTACAATTTTACGAACCTGAGATAGATCTACCCGATTATGATTTTTTAACTCCCGATGCTCTTGAAGATTGTGCTACTCTCATGGAAAAATACAAAATAGCGGGATTTAAAGACGTTGAAACTCGTTTAGGAATTCATGAAGGAACATATAAAATCTTCGTAAATTTTCGCGCAGCTGCTGATATAACAGAATTACCCCAAGATATTTACACTCGTCTGCACAAGAAAACTCGGAAACGAGGTAATTTATATTGTGCTCCTCCCGACTGGTTACGAATGGCCTCGTATCTAGAATTGAGTCGTCCCGCAGGAGACGTTAAGGAACGTTGGGCAAAAGTATTCTATCGCCTTCAACTTCTCAATAAAATCTATCCACTAAAGCCATCTACTTGTATGGATTCTTCCAAAGATGAAATTACTCGTTTTCCACCGCAGAAGAGACGCCGACTCCATAGTATAATTCTTCAAGTTCTTAATGACACACGAACATTCTTTGCTGGAGCTATGGTAGAAGGTGTTTATAAAGCCCTAGAAGATCACACAACAAAGACAGAAATTATACTCGGTCAATCACTCATTAAATATGATCCGCGATACATTTTAACAACTGAGACACTTGATGAGACAACAGACTATTTAGCAGCAGAACTCAAGGCTCTTTTTCCATCCACAGATATTACAATTAAAGAATTTAAGGAAGTTGGAGAGATCATGCCAGAACGCCGAGAAGTATTTTTTGATAAACGTCGTATTGCGACAATATTTCCAACTGTAGCATGTCACGCATTTCTTTCATTAAATATTCATATTCCGTACGATGAAACAAAATATATAGTGCGCGTGGCAAGTGTAGATTCTAGCATTACTCTCCTTTATAGTATGTGGTTTGCTGGGCTTCAAAAAACAGTTGGGCTACGCATTTTATGTGTAATCCAAGCATTAATTGATATTGAAGCTCATATGCGTCTTGAGAAACCCCGTGAATCCAAGATTTCTCTTTTTCCGTTTACATGTTTAGGACACCAGCCATCTCTGCCGGAACTTAAGAAGGCACATAGAGAACGCGTCTTGGCGAAGAAGGCAGAAGTAAGGGATTATTTAGAAAAAGTTATGAAGCGAAGCCAAACACGCAAATCTAAGATAGATAAGGCTTGATTATTTTTATTAGCTCTTGTTCTTTACTAGCACATTGAATAGCCGTTTTATAGTTTTTCTCAACAGTCGCAATATATTTCATATAATATGATTCATTTAATTTATGAAGTTCATTATATAAATCCTGTAAGAAATTTTCTTCATTTGTAAGTATAATCCAACCCGTTGTATCAAAATAATCCGCAACGTTCGCACAGCCATAATAAATAGGGATTGTCTTTGTAATAACACAATCCATTAATTTTTCACTAAAAAGATTTCTTTCACGCGTATTTTCAATTACAATACTAAATTGATGTTTTTCAAAAAGAATATACTTACTTGAAAGCGGCTCTTTAGGAATTAAAGGATTAATTCCAATTTCTGGAATAATTATATGAGCACTACTCCTGTAAAATGTAATAGGAAACTGCTTGAAAGCTAGTTGATTCTGATAGAGTAGATGGCGTAAATAATACGCAAAACATCCTGTTTTCCATCCAGTCAAATTAGAAATACTATATTCCTTTTTTTGTACATCAATTGATTCATAAAAAGAAGGCTCCAACCATGTACCCGCATGTATCACTTTAATTACATTTGTAGCTACAAGTTGTGTTGGGTCATAGCAAAAGATAAGGTCATACTTTTGTATATTTTCACGAAGATAAGTATATGTTTTATGAATAACATCCGCTTCTCTTTGTATATATAATTTTAGATTATCATTTGAATGATATTCTTCTGTATCAATATAAATATCTATATTCTTATGACTTGATAAATCATTTAACAAATGATCTCCCGAACCACTATAAATTGTAATTGGCATTTTATATTAATCAACCTCCTCAACCTTAGGTCCTTGTTCCGAACCATGCATTCCCGGCATATTTCCCTCTGCTGAACCCTCCGCTGATTCTTCCTTAGAAGACGCAGGATACAACTTCATCATGATAGGCCGGCAAACCCCCTCTACCTCCTTGTACTTATCTTCATATTCAAGAGCACCACGTGTTTCTTCTCCTTCTAGCCACTGGAATCCATCCTTTACAGTGTCTTCAAGAGTTTTAACTCCTTCTACACCCAACTTTTCCCGCACCTTCTCATCCTGTGTTGATGAGCGAACCTGATAGAGATATCCCTCCAACTTATTCTTTGCCTCAACCCGCTCCATCGTGCGCTTATCTTCCTCCGCTGCTGCCTCAGCTTCCCGAATCATACGCTCAATCTCCTCCTTCGGCCGAGAAGATGAATTGGTAATCTTAATTGACTGACTCTTACCCGTTGACTTCTCCGCAGCCGCAACTGAGAGGATTCCATTAGCATCCAAATCATAAGTAATTTCAATCTGCGGGATACCACGTGGCATAGGGGGAATTCCATTCAGATCCAAGTCGCCCAGATGCTGGCAGTCCTTGGTCATAGCACGCTCACCCTGAAACACTCGGATCTTAACCTGCGTCTGATTATCAGAATACGTTGAGAAGGTCTGGGACTTCTTGGTGGGAATAGTAGTGTTGCGCTTGATAAGCGGGGTCATAATTCCACCCGCTGTCTCAACACCTAGTGACAAGGGTGTTACATCCAGCAGAATAACCTGATCCAGCTTCTCGGATGTTGAACCCTTCAGAATTGCTCCCTGTACCGCTGCGCCATAGGCTACTGCCTCATCCGGATTGATAGACTGGCACAACTCCTTGCCGCCAAAATAATCCTTGAGAAGTTGCTGAATCTTAGGAATACGCGTTGAACCGCCAACAAGAACAATATCATGAATATCTGTCTTGCTCATCTTGGCATCCTGCATCGCCTGCTGAACCGGCTCCATCGCCTTGCGGAAGATAGAATCACAGAGTGACTCAAACTTGGCCCGGCTCAAGACAATGTTAAGGTCCTGTCCCTCAAGAATACCGTCAACTTCTAGTGTAGCCTGTGTGCTAGTAGAAAGGATACGCTTGGCCCTCTCTGCTACTGTACGCAGACGACGGTACGCACGAGCGTTGGCCTTGATATCCAACTTGGTCTTCTTGCGGAACTCATCACATGCCCAGTCGCAGACCAAGTTATCAAAGTCCTCTCCACCCAAATGCGTGTTTCCAGCAGTTGCCTTCACTTCAAAGACACCATCGTCAATTGTAAGAATAGAAATATCGTGCGTTCCACCACCGCAATCAAAAATCAGAATATTCTTCTCCCCCTGTGTCTTCTCTAGACCGTAAGCAATGGCTGCGGCCGTGGGCTCATTGATGATTCGCAAGACATTGAGGCCCGCAATCACACCGGCATCCTTCGTTGCCTGACGCTGAGCATCATTGAAATAAGCAGGAACAGTGATCACCGCATCCTTCACCTCTTCGCCAACATAGGACTCAACCATCTGTTTCATCTTTTGAAGGAGCATTGCTGAAATCTCTTCCGGATAGTACTTCTTCTCTCCGTCCTTTGTCTGAACAACAATCTGAGGGCGGTCTGTCGCATCCCCTACAACCTTGAAAGGATACCGCTTGATGTCCTCTTGGACAAGCGGGTCGCTAAACTTGCGTCCAATTAGACGCTTCGCATCAAAGACTGTATTTGCTGTATTTCCCGCAGCCTGACTCTTCGCTGCTTCACCAACGAGGCGGTCAGTATCAGTAAACGCCACATAAGAAGGAATACTACGTGCTCCTGACTCTGAGGCTAGAATTTCAACACGATCATTCTGCCAGAGACCCACGCAGCAATATGTTGTCGCCAAATCCATACCAGCACAGTACTTTGAGGTTCCCTTGGTTGCCATACTGTATGAATATATACAACTCGGTTTCTTTAGATTGTTTTCTTTTGAATTTTTCACAGGGACTGCGTTGTATTGGCTCCCATCTTAATATCATCATCCGATAATTCACCGCGCTCTAGGCGATCTTTCTTATCTTTGAGTTTTTTCTGTATTGATTCAAGAAATATTAATTCTTTTGTCATATCCGGCAGATACTTCTCGGATGTTTCCAGCAGAGCCCAAAGTCCAGTTTTATATTCTATAGGAATATCATCTTTCTTGGTTGCGGCTGCTGTAAGAGGGCATGAATCCATAAAGTTCTGTAAAGATGTTGATGATACTGCGAATCCTTCCACTTGTCCAGTTTTAGCAAATCCCCGGGTATTTGGGGAAATCCATTTGAAGAGGGTGATAGAAGCAATTCGTAGACGCTGGAGTGTTTTCCGGATATCTTTCTCTAAGACTTTCCAGTCCGCAATATCTTCAAAACATTCCATGATGAGGGGTTTTCCATCGCAATCATTTCCTGTTGCCTCTAGCTTCTGTGCTGTCATTTGATTCCTTGCTGTTTCTTGTCTTTTAGGACGCCCAGCTTCAAATTCGTCTTTGGATAAGAGACCTACTTTCAAGTTAAGTGTTGTCTCAAAATTGGCAGCAACACCGGTTCCAACAAAAGTATCCAATGCGCAGACTCGTTTATAAATGGCATCTACGGACTTTTTAAAAGCAGCCGCTCGTGTATTTACTGCTGAGAAAGTTGGAACATCATCAAAGGTTTCTTCACGGCGACAGGATGAACCCATAGTAACAAAAACAATAACAAAGATAAGAATAGACAATAAATAAAATAATGAGATAAAAACTTTTTTACCATCATCGCCAGCTAAAAGATTAGTTTTCCACCAAGGTGTGTTTGCCATCCCTGACATAGAAGAAGAATATTTTAACGCCGTATGTAACAGGGATATGGAATCACTACGAATTGCTCAAAAACGTCAATGTAATCGGTGCGTACCGCCATTTGATCCACTTACAAGAAAAGATTTACCACTTTTCTCATGTCCTCCAAGAAGGACACCTGATAGACCTAATATTATAGAAAGTCAACGAATAATCCGAGAACGTTGCCAAGAGGTAATTGTGAATGGTACTTCCCGGACAATTCAAGGAGGAGGTCCTACTACATATATTCCGGTTGAATCTAAAAAATCATCTACAACAACGTCTGCACTCAAGGATGCGATAACTGCGGTAGAGCCTCGTTTCTATGAGTTCATTAAGCCACGGCCTCTACCCCCGGATTTCTTACAGGTTGCTCGGCAAGTAAGTAATGGGGGAGAACCTTTGGCTAAGAATACTGCTTGTGCTCTGGGTGAAATAAAAAGAGTTTTATAAATAGAATGAACGCCGATAAAAGTCAATCTGTTCTTATCCGCAAGAAGAAGGCCGCAATCCTTTCCGGATATTACCAGGCAAATCTAGCCAGCACTCCTGCGAACGCTGCCACAAGACCTGAACAGACAAGGCAGATGAGTGGAGAAGTTGTTGCTCTGCGGCAAACTGGCTGCATCATTTGTACAACAGCAAATTCAACCAATCCTTACCCTCTAAATGAGCGTAATCCTGGTGGTTGCTAATTAAAATATTTTTGTAAATATAATTTTAAATTTTCTGCGGACAATCTGCTAGAAATTCAAAATTTATCTAGAATAAAACCATTCAAGTGTTTTAGTAATACCATGACTAAATGACGTAAAGTTAAAACGCGGAAATATTTTCATAAATAATTCATTTGAAACTGTTTTTCTGTATACTCCATCTGTCTTTGTAATGTCATATTCAATTGTGCCAGTATATCCAATATTCTTAGCAATTATTTCAACACAATTATTAATTGACATCTCATTATGAGCACAATTTATGATTGAAATATTTTCCTTACTTTCAAAAATCATTACAAGCATACGAGCACAATCTTCAACATAGAGGAACTGCCGAAGAGGACGACCTGTGCCAAAAATAGTAACACTAGGCGCATTAGATTCTTTCGCAGCAATAATTTTTTGAATGACAGCAGGTATCATATGTGAATCATGTAGATCAATAGAATCATGTGGACCATATAGATTAACCGGATTTACAATAGTAATATTCATCCCATATTGTTGTATGTAGTTATTAGCCTGAAAAATCATTAAACGCTTTGCCCAACTATAAGAAGCATTTGTTGAATGGGGTTCTCCCTCTAAAATCATATTTTCGTTCATTGGATATGAAATTGGATTTGCTGGAAAAATACAGGATGAACCGCACGCAATTACTTTCTTAACTTTGAAGATATGACAAGCGCGTAATACATTCTCATTAATTAATATATTATCGTGAAAAATTTCAGTCGGATATTTAATATTCTTAAAAAGACCACCCACATTTGCGGCTAGATGAAAAACATAATCAGGTTTATGTAATTCAAAAATTTTTAATGTATTACTTTCAATTCGTAAATCACCGTCCTTTGAAGAAAGAAAAATCCACTTATATTTTGTCTTATCAACAACATTTTCCAGATTTTTTCCAAGAAGACCCGTACCACCTGTAACAAGTATAGTTTCCATTATAAAGTTCTATAAGATATATCTCTTTATATATAATGTATTATATTTAAAAGTACTATAAGTTAATATATTAATGTCAGTTGTTGTAGATACGGCCAATTACATAGGCAATGGATGGACAATAGGAAATCACTTTTTTCAGATAGCAAATGGCTATGCTTTTGC